TACTTTTTGGCTTTTGCAGGTGCCGGGGCTTCTTCTTCGGCGTCCAGCTCGTCCGCGCCGACGCGGCGCAAGTCGCCGTTTTTCAGCAGAGCCTTGACGAAATCGATATTCGCCACGGCGTCAGGCACTTCTACCGCTGGGTTTTCGCCCGGCAGGATCGGGTAGCTGGTTTCTTTGTCGCCCACCAGGTGGTTGATGGTGATCAGTCGTGCTGCTTCGTTCTTCAGGAACATGTCGAATCCTCGCCCGGAGTCATTGGCCGCCGCCCCGGGCATAGCGGAGGCGGCCAGTGAGTGATTTACGCCTGGTCGCGGTACGCGCCGGAGAACGGATAGCGGAATTCAACGCCGCTGATCTTGTACTCGCAGGGCACGTTGACCTTCAGGTTCCACATCTGCGGAGCCAGGGAGCGCCATGGGATCGGCACCTGCATACCCAGATTCTCGTCGTTCAGCTCGTAAGCGACGATGCGGTCCTTGTTGCCGTTGGACACGCCGGCGGCGGCCAATTGAGCAGCGGACAGTTGCAGGCGACTGAAGATGTTGATCGGGCGACCGGTCAGCGCGGTGAACTGGTTGTTGGTCCGGAAGTATTCCAGGATCGTCTTGTCGGTGATGGTGCCCATCCGCTTGTTCGAGATGAACGCGAAGCGGGTGGCATCCAGGATGATCGTGTCGGGGACGTGAACAGTGGCCGAGTTGATGTAGACATCAACCAGGATTTTGTTCAGGTCGGCGACGATCTGGTCACCGGTGGTCGCAGCGTTGTACCAGTCCAGGGTGGAGTTCGACAGCGCCAGGTTCGGGTTGTTGAACAGGCCGGTCATGCCGCGAGCCGCATCACCGAAGTAAGCCACGCGCTGGGTGTGTTCCTGGGCGCCACGGAAGGCCAACTTGGCCTTGGTGGTGTCCAGCGGGATGCGCAACTGTTGCGACTTGCGCAGCTCGTCCAGGCTGTAGCTGTACTTGTTGCCGGCGTAGCCAATAGGCACGGTCGACTTGTTGGCGTTGACGGTCACATCAGGCAGGTCGTCAGCGCTAGCGCCGATGAATTTGCCGATAGTCACGCCGTCGTAGCTGATGTAGTCCCACTGATCTACCCATTCAGGCAGAGAGGTGTCAACCGGGATCAGCTCCATGTAGTTGATGGCGGCGTACTTGGCCTCGTAGATACGAGATTCCAGGTTCGCCAACTGGCTGATGTAGAACGCCAGGCCGTCGTCGAGGGTCGGCAGACCGTCGTTGAAGGTCACTTGATACGCATCGCGGCCAATCTGATGCGCAATGGCGGCATCGATGGCTACGACGATTTTCTTAAGCTGGGTCATGTCGATTAGCCCCCGATATTCAGAGAAATTTTAGCCAGCGCGCCGGCACCGGCGGTGCTGACCCATTTGGCGCCCGGGATCAGGACCGCCAGAGTTGCAGCGGCGCCGATCACGTTGGAGAACTGGCCCTGGTTGGTGCCGGTACCGTCGCCGACGACCAGATACACCGGGTCATCCTTGGCAACTGCCACGCGAGCGGTCACCCAGATGGATGCCATGGTCTCGACGGTCATGTCGCGCTTGGCGACAGCGCCGAAAACGTCGGTAGCGGTGTAGGCACGGTTCAGCTCGCGCTTTACGACACCGATGAAGTTGGCCGCGGTCGAGGCGGCAACAGGCAACTTGGCACCGTCGTCACCGTCGCTCACGACGCCCAGGCCATAGGCGATGTTGACGGTGCCTTTGTTGACCTTGGAGACGCCGTTGGACACTTCGCCGTCAGCGACCATGCCCGCATACGCGACGCCGTGGTTGATTGCGTTACCACCGATAACTGGCATGGTTAGGCTCCTTTCTGTTTGTGGGCACCAGACAAGCTTTGCTTGTGGGCCTGGTATGGGGTCGGGGCGGCGTCGGCCGTGGTTTTGGTGGTCGCGCCGTCCTTCGCCAACTGGGTCAGCTGGGCCAGGAGGGTCGCGGCGTCGCTGGAAGGCTTCATCTTCGGCTTGCCTTCTTCGTCCTTGTCGTCTTCGTCTTCGTCCTTCTCGGACTCGGCGTCGAAAGCGGCCTCCACGTAGCCGGCGGACTTGTCCGACCAGTCACGCTTCGGCAGGGCCACGGCCAGGGCGGCGCGCTTGATCTCGATCACGTCCAGGCTGTCGCAGGTGAAGCCGTCGCCGGCGATCTTGCGGGCCAGTGCGTGGGTGCTGGAGATTGCAGTGACGCGAGCCTGGATAGCCTCGTCGCTCGAAGCCTTCACGGCATCGGCCAGCTTTTCAGTGGCGGAGTCAGCGGCAGCCTGGGCCTTATCAGCCTTGGATTCCGCATCAGTGGCACGCTTCAACAGTCGGTCGAACGAGTCGGCGACCACTTGGGCGTTCGCAGGATCAGCAACATCAACGCTGCGCCCGCTATCGGTGGTGATAAGTACAGGCATTGTGTTGCCTCCTGGGTTGTGGTCAAAAACGCGGGCATTGGCGCCCGCCCTTGCTCTGTCAACGATTGCAACGTGGTTGATTCGGATTTCACGCTGGATGTAGTCGTACGCCTGGCCGTCTTCGGTGATGCCTGGCGTTTCGTCATAGATCGCGGTGTAGCCGGCGGATAACTCGCATTTGCCCGAGTTGATCTCGTCGATGGTCTTCTGGTCTTTGACGATCAGGTCGCAGACCACGAAGTCGCCGTCCTGGCGCCCTGGCCCACGCACCACGCCGACAGCCACGCCCTTGTAAGTGGCGGCGGTTACAAGTGCGTGCGGGTGGTTATTCGTGACGTCCGATGCGTCGTAGGTGCTCAACGAAGCATCGGCGAACACCTCTTCAGGCGGCCTGTACACGCGGACAACCCGCATTGGATCGCCATCAAGGCCAAGCTCGCGCGCCAGGTATTCCTGAATTCCGGTACGGGCAACCCGCCCCGGGACCATCAGAAAACCCTCGTCGGTGTACTCTCGCTGGGTGATGCGGTACCCAGCCCGGTCGAAAACCGTGCACTTCATGTTGCGGCCTCGCGGAGTGGATGAATCAGTTGAGAACGCCAGGCGCTGTCTTGCCTGCGTCTTGGTTGGCCTTGACCTCGCGAGCGCTCACTGGGCGCGCGATGCATCGGCACTGATAGTCGGAGCCGGGTTTGATCGGCTTGCCGTCAGCACTCAGCGGCAGGTTGTCCCAGCGGTAGATCCCTTTGCCGTAGGCGGTGACCTTGTTGGCGATCTCCGAGTGGCGGTGCCGAACGCGGCTGTCGTCGGAGTCGATCCACTGGAAGTACTCGAAGCCGGCGCTCTTCTGCTGCTTCTCGGCCAGCTCGCCCTGGATCTTCGATGTCTGGTCGCGGGCGATGACCTTGGCCCGGCGCTGGGTCACGCCGAATTGTTCTTGCAGCGCCTTCTCAATGAAGCCAGGCCGCATGCCGGAGCGCATGTTCGCCATCACCAGCGTCTGGACCTCTTCCAAGTACTTGGCAGGGATGGACTTGATGAGCTGGGCGTTCTGCTGGGCCGAGGCTTTCAGGTAGTCCTGCATCACGCTGGAGCCACTGAACACGTCGATACCGGCTGACTTGCCAAGGTCGCGCTCGGACTTCTTCAGCGAGGCCTGGACGAACTCGGCGGCCATCCGGTTGGCGCCTGAGCTCACCCGTTCCGACTGCCACTTCTGCATCAGGCGGGACATGGCGCTCAGGATCAGGTCCGACCAGGCGTCAGTGGTTGCTACAGCGTCCTGCGTGTACTCCGGCGCAAGCTGGCGAATCAGCGGCATCACCTCCTTGGCGATGTCCGCTTTGACCTGTCTCACCAGACGCTGCAGCTTGGCGTTGTACTGGATGCCGATCATGTTCATGAATCAGCCTCGAGGCACCGGCGGTGGCGCCTTTGGTGGAATCAGTGGGCGCCTCGGGGGCTCTACGCCGTGGGCGCGCATCTCTTCGAACGACGGGTTCTGGTTGAACGGCAGCCCCAACTTACGTTTCAGCTCGCTGATCGTCATCGTTCTCATCCACCGGGTCGTTGAACATGGTCAGGTCCTCATCAGCCTCCAGCGCCTCGATCTTCTCGTCGTCGAACTGGTAGAGCTCTTCGGCCTGCAATCGGCGCATGATCTGGCTTGGCAGCACGATCCCGGCGTCCTTGTACAGGATGTCGGTCTCGGCCTTGGCCTTGTTGGCCTGGGCGATCTCGACCAGGTCAGGCTGTTGGAATGGGTTCCAGACGTAGTTGAAGTCTTTCAGCCAGCCGCCAGTCGCCGAGCGCACCAGCACTTCGTCGAGCTGGCGCAGGCCTGGGTCGATCTGCGTCAACC